TTACCTAAGATAAAGGAAGGCAATTATGACGGCAATTGTTGGTATACAAGGTAAAGGTTGGGCTGTGCTTGCAGCAGACTCAATGACTACCTATACCGATAGACCTTACATAGCTAAAGGTTACGATAAAATAGTTAAGGTCAACGAGTATTTAATTGCAGTTGCCGGTGATGCACTGGCTGGAGATATTCTTAATAACTTATGGCAACCACCTAAAGTAATTAAGACACAAGATCCTGATAGGTTTGTAATGATCAGGGTATTACCATCTATAAAACAAACACTTACTGATGCAGGTTATGATCCTGCTCCTAAGAATAAGAATGATGATGACTCAGGTTGGGATGCTTTACTTTGTTTTAATGGAAAGTTATTTCAACTTAGTGATGACTACGGGTATATGCGAGATGACAGAGGTCTGTACGGCATAGGCTCAGGTGGTGGGTTAGCTCTAGGTGCTCTAGTAGCAATGGATGCTGAAACAAAAACTCATACAAAAGCAACGAGTGCTGCAAAGAAAGCTGTCAACATTGCTATACAGTACAACGTATGGTGTGGTGGAACGCCTAGTATCAAGACACAATTTACTAAGTAAGGATAAATAAATGAGTGAAATCTATTGGCAATTACAGTGGTATCTATTAGACTTAGAGATGTACAAGTTTATTCTAGAGTGCTTTATTAGGTGGGGGTTATAATGTATTTCAAATTTATGTATCTAGTATATAAAACTTCTGCTAAGCAGATAAGAAAAGGTTTAAACAAACGCTATCCAAGTTATACAGTAGCGCTTAGACAAGGAACTAGTGAGCGATCCTAAAGAATTATTACTACAGGTTCTTAGAGATAAGGATGCTGGTAGGGCTAGATCCAAACAAACACAGGTAGGTCCATCAGAGTTAGGTGGCTGTCGCCGTAAGGTTTGGTATCGCCTTAACGATCAACCTGAAACTAATGATAACGAATTAAAACTCTCAGCTATTATGGGTACTGCCATCCACGCTGAGATAGAGAAGGCAATAACAACTGCTGATCCAAAGGGTGAGAAGTATTGGGTTGAAACATCTGTTGAATACAATGGAATGAAAGCTCATATAGATTTATTTATACCAGAAACAGGAGATGTGATAGATTGGAAAACCGTTAAGGTTAAAAATCTATCTTACTTCCCATCGCTACAACAGCGTTGGCAAGTTCAGGTATATGGCTACTTGCTTGACAAGTCTGGAAAGGGGACACCCAGAACTGTTAATTTAGTAGCCATAGCCCGTGATGGTGATGAAAGAGATATAAAGGTTCATTCAGAACCTTATGATCCGAAGTTAGCAGAGGATGCTTTGAATTGGTTATCTGCTATTAAAGAAAGCGCAGATGCACCAGGGCCAGAGCGCGATCAAAACTACTGCAAGTTCTATTGCAAGTACTTTGATGAGTCGGGCGAGATGGGATGTACTGGTCTAAAAAAAGAACGTATCAAGGAAGATGAAGTATTTATAGATAATCCTGAAGTGGACACATCTGCCTTGAAGTATTTACAATTAGATACAAAGATAAAAGAACTGACTAATGAACGCGAGTCATTAAAAGCTGCGTTAGAAGGATTTACTGGTAGTACCAATAGCGGTGTATCCATTACTTGGAGCACTGTTAGTGGTAGAGAATCAGTAGATACCGAAGAGGTTGAGAAACTTCTCGGTTTCATACCAAAGAAACAAGGACAGGAATCAACAAGGTTATCTGTCAAACATACTGGAGGTAAGTAAATGGCTGCACCGGAAAGCACAAAGTTCCAAATCAACTACAAGTTAGGTGATGGAACTCTAGTAAATATTTATGCAACTAGTCAGGCTGAATTAGAGGCATCTCTAACTTCAATTGCTGACGTAGCAACATTAGTAACATCAACTGGCACTGCACTTGGTGCTACTGCACAACCAAGTGGTGGAGCAATTGCCTATGCTAAGAAAGCACTAGGCGCTTCTGCTGTATCTGCAACAGATGCAACTGCACCTGATTGTAAGCACGGCTCAATGGCATTTCGTTCAGGCGTAGGACAGAAAGGTCCTTGGAAAGGCTGGATGTGTGCTGCACCTAAAGGTGCTGTAGACAAGTGTGAGACTGTCTGGATTAGATAAACTATGCGGGTTCCTTGGAAGTATGAGAACCCAGCTTGCGCTGAAGTAGGAGTGGATTTTTTCTATCCTGAAGTAGAGGATGCAGATAGAACCCATAACCAACTAGTAGTAAAAATCTGTCAGAGATGTCCCCATTTAGCAGAGTGTGCTGAGTGGGGTATTAACAGAGAACGCTTTGGTACTTGGGGCGGTATCGCTGCTTCAAAAAGAAAAGCAATCAGACAGGCTAGAGGAATAACCCTTCCTAGAGAGGAACACGTTGCTTAATTTAAATAGGGCGTGGCGTGGTAGTAATATCAACGCAACACCATTACCTGATGTGTGGAAAGATCTTGCTTTAAAGCAGATCAAGTTCCGCAGAGGTCAGGTATGTATGGTTGCCGCCGCACCCAATGCTGGTAAGAGTATGTTTGCTCTTATCTATGCAGTTAAAGCAAAGGTTCCAACTTTATTTTTCTCAGCCGATACTGATACAGCAACTGTGATGATGAGAGCAGCCTCTCACCTATCAGGACACAGTCAGCTACTGGTGGAAGGTAACTTAACTAGTAACCGTCATTACTACGATAAGCACCTAGACAATATGTCTAACATACAGTTCGTCTTTGACTCATCACCATCACTAGATGATATTGAGTTAGAGATCAAGGCTTATGTTGAATTGTTTGGTATTCCACCAGAGTTGATTGTTATTGATAACTTAATGAATGTGGTGGCTGAATCTGATAATGAATGGGCAGGACTAAGAGCTATTATGGTGGACTTCCACGATATGGCTCGTAAGACTGAGGCTTGTGTGATGGTATTACACCACGTTTCAGAACAAACTGAGTATGGTAAAACTACATTCCCACCAGCTCGTAGGGCTATTCACGGCAAGGTATCTCAACTACCTGCATTGATACTTACCCTTGGTTTTGATCCTTTAGATCAAACTTTAAAGGTTGCACCAGTTAAGAATAGGTTTGGTCCACACTCAGCAGATGGTTCAGATTTTGCTACTCTATTTGTAAACTATGGTGTGTGTCAGATCAGTGATGCAGATGAGTATGGTCGTATGTATAGAAGGGATGCCCTACTAAATGTCGGCCAAGTACAATAAGCAAAAGGGTTCTCAGTTTGAAGTTGATGTAATGAAATGGTTTAGAAAGATGGGCGCAGTAGCTGAACGCTTGCGCTTATCAGGAGCAGAGGATGAGGGTGATCTAGTAGTTATAGTTGCCGGTGAAACCTACATCTTTGAATTAAAGAATACTAAGAAGTTAAACTTGAAGGAGTTTTGGGATGAAGCGCAAACAGAAGCTATTAATTACGCTAAGCATCGTAGCATTAATAAGCCTTTATCTTATGTACTATACAAAAGAAGAAACGCAGGAATAGAAAAGACTTGGGTAATCCAAGACCTAACACAATGGCTAGAGGAGAAACAATGACACCAGTACCAGAAGGAATAATAACTACAACAGATATACTTCAACCAGTAGTAGAAGAAGTAGTACCAGTTACAGAAGAGGTTAAGGAAGAAGAATGATTTGCGAAGTATGTAAGTCAGGTGGTGAGCTGAATAAGATTGGTCAGTTCAAACGCGCTACTACTATGCACAAGAAATGCAAGGAGGATTGTGGATGTCAGCATCAGACTGGACCAGGAGTAGGAAGCCTAGCCTTCGCAATGGCAGAACCGATGCGAACTCAATACCCATTGGAGTAATAGTTGCCCACTATGGCGGTGAGGTAAGAGAAGGTAGGGCTTGCTCTGTAAGGTGTGTATTGCATAGCGACAGTAGAAGAAGTGCAGTAATTAATACGCAGGAGAATTTATATTTTTGTCATACCTGCGGTAAGGGTGGCAATGCAGTAAACATTATTAGTATCAAAGAGAATATGGAGTTTAAAGATGCTCTCGCCCGTGCAATTGAAATCATCGCTGGAAGCGGCGGTTCAGTACAACAAGGATCTAAACGAAGAAGCGGTAGCGTTTCTCGCAGGTCGTGGGATCTCTAAAGAAATAGCTGACCAGTACCTTTTAGGTTATATAAAAGAACCTGCTGCAACCCACGAGAATTATCAGGGCTGGCTATCCATACCTTATATAACAGTGCTTGGACATTGTGTTGGTTTTAAGTTTAGAAGATTAGATGATGGTAAACCTAAGTATGGAGCACCATTAGGTCAGAAGGGTCATCTCTATAATGTTAACGATATTGTTTTAACTAGTGAGTACATAGCAGTATGTGAAGGTGAGCTAGATACAATCATTTGTTCTGCGATACTAGGTATACCAGCAGTTGGAGTTCCTGGTGTTGCTGCTTGGAAGCCACACTTTACTAGGATGTTTACCGGTTATGGAAAGATTTATATTATTGGTGATAATGATATTAAAGAAGATGGTTCTAATCCAGGTGCAGAGTTTTCAAGGAGAGTGGCTCAGGAGGTAATGAACTCTTCAATCGTGTCGCTACCTGCTGGACTAGACCTCAATGACCTATACTTATCAAAGGGTATAGAAGAGACAAAACGGACAATTGGAGTGCCTAATGTATGAAGAACTCAGATCTGATGGTACTAGCAGAATGGTTGGCGACCTTAGGGATTTATATAATCAAGATAGATTACGTCAAAGGAACAATAGAGATAGCGCCACCGAAGGTAAGAGAATAGATGATGAGTTCATCGCCAATATGTGGGCTGTTATGGATGCAGCAGGTAATTTACTTATCAGTAAGCACCACGATTACGGTCCATTAAATATAGCAAGATCACCTGGTGGTCCTATCAATGGGCTAAGAGTGCGTATGTGGGACAAGATTGCTCGTATAAATAATTTAGTAGATAGTAATGTTAAGCCAAGTAATGAATCATTACGAGATTCTTTTATGGATCTACTTAACTATTCAGCTATTGCAATGATGGTATTGGATGGCAACTGGCCCGAAGTTCAGGCTCTGGACTGTGAATGACACCAGAGTTACACCCAACTCTTTATGAGTTAGTACCTTCAGTTACTTACACTATTGTTAGTAAGTTTAAGGGCTGGGTTGATACTGATGATGTAAGACAAGAGTGTTATCTCTGGGCTATTGGTCGTGGTCAACAGTTTACTGATCTACTTAATGAACCTAACCCTGATAAGCGTGAGCAGAATGAAAGGCGCATTGCCTATCAGATGCGTAGAGTTGCAGAAAGATATGCTCGTAAAGAGAAAGCTCGTAAGGCTGGATATAAAGTAGGAGATGAAGCCTTCTACGATACAACAATTATTGCTCAGTTAATTCCATTTGTTATTGCTTCCATTGTTAATGGCACAGTGCTAGAGCAAGCACAAGAGATGATCAACGATGGTACACCTCGTAAGCAGTCAACACCTGCTGAAGGTGGCAACCTATTAGCTATCCTAATTGATATTAAGAAACAATACTTAAAGTTAGAGCAAGAAGATAAGACTATATTACAGATGAGATACCACGATAACTTTACTTTACAACAGATAGGTCAGTACTTAGAGTGTGCTACCTCTACTGCTGATCGTAGATGCACCTCAGCTCTGCGTAGATTACAAAACAAATTAGGTGGTGAAACACCTTGGGCATAGAGTTAAAAGAACCAGAGCTGCTTGACTATCTTAAAGAGTTCTACTACTCAGACTTAGAGAAGTCGGAAGAGTTTGATAACTGGGATTGTATATCACTAGAGCATAAGATGTTTATAGAATTAAAATCCCGTAAGACTCACTACCCTGATCTACTTATTGAAGAGAGTAAGTATCAGGGTTTAATTATGGCAGCAGGTATCAGATCACTTACACCTTGGTATATCAACGCCACACCTGAAGGTATATGGGGCTTTAACTTATCAGAAATACCTCAACCTAAGTGGGAGGATAAGTGGCTACCTATTACTACTGAGTTTGCAAACAAGGCTAGTCGTACTAAACTAGTAGGGTTCTTAAAGCTAGAAGATGGGATACTATTTTGATATACGAATATGAATGTCCTGGTGGTGATGAGAGTATCAGTATTGAAAGATCTGTTAATGCACCCGAAGAAAACTATAGGTGTTCAACCTGTGGTGCTACGCTCAGGCGTATCTACACACCACCCGCTATTGCTTTTAAAGGTAGTGGCTTCTATACTACAGACAAATGAGCTACCCAAATTGGTTTGTACAAACCGCACAGAATAATTTTACTACCTATCTATCAGAGTATGCAGGTAAACCTAACCTGCGCTTCTTACAACTAGGTGTATACACAGGAGACGCTAGTGTGTGGTTATGTAATAACATTCTAACCGATAAGAGTTCAATACTAATTGATGTTGATACTTGGGCTGGAAGTGATGAGGAAAGCCACGCCGAGATGGACTTCAGCGATGTTGAGCGGGTATACAAAGAGAAGATTAATAATTTAACTGTTGTATCTGTGGTCAGTGATACTGTTGAATATCTAATCAGACAACGCAATAACTTT